GCTTATGGAAATGGATAAGGAAACTTTTGCTAAAGAAAGCTCTAACTATTCTAGAGAAGTTAATCTTGCTGTACAAGAGTCTAGAGAATTGCTGGACTCAATGGGTAAGGTGATGATTAATGGGTTAGACCGAATGACAAATGTTGTTGGTCTGGTTTATGATTCTCCTGTTTTGCCTAAAAATGCACGTAACTATGTGGAAAGAATTAATGGTGCGAAAAAGGCAATTGAACTTAAAATGAAAGAGGGTGGCTATCTTCCTCATTATGCTTTAGGAAGTTTAGTAGAAGCAAATTATAGAATCCGTGGTTTAATGGAAGCTAAGGATGTAGAAACTAAGAATAAAGCTTTAGAGTCTCTAATTGGCGAAATAGAAACTATGATTCCTGATCAAGCCAAAGGTAGGAATGAAATGATTAATAATATTTGGGCAAAGAATCCTTTCTTTATATTAAATCAATATTCTAAAGATGTAGTGGCTTTTAATAAAATTAATTTCATACAGGAACAATATATCCCTGCTATGAGAAGGATGCAGAAGAATGATTTAAACCTTGAATTTGTAAGAGATATGCGTGGATATTTAGAAGATACATTTCAAATAGCAACAAAGGGATTATTACAAAGACCTGATTGGGTTAATGGTACTGTTAGGGCTATACTGGCTGTTGAGACTTTGAAATCTATGGGCTTATCGGTTACTGGTGCTATACGTAACGGAGCTAGTGCTGCTTATTTCTTTACTCAAAATGGAGTATTAAGTGCAAGTAGAGCTGTTGGTAAATACCATTCTCATTATGAAGCTACATTGTCAGCTATAGAAAAAGAGCAGGGGTTTAAATTTGCTGAAGCTGGAAGGGAACTTGTAGCAGAAGGTCTCATACCTGCTGAGGGTGTTAATGTTTCAGATATTAAATATGATCCAATTAAAAATACAGTTACCTATAGAGATAAAGGGGTAATGAAAAAATTAGATCCACTAATTGATTCAACTGTTGGTAAGTCATTAGTATTTCATAGGTTTACTGAGAATGCTACACGTAAATGGATGTTTAGGATTGCATGGGTAGAGGCTTTTGAAACTCTTAATGGACATAGTATTGTAGATCCAGCTACTGCTGGGAAAGATGTTGCTACTAGAAATAGAAAGGCAATAGAGCGTAAGGCTACACAGTTTGCTCTTAAAGCTGTGAATACTTTTGCATTTGAGTATGCAGCACATGCTAAGGCTAGGGCTGTGGGTGGTACTGCTCCACGTTCTACTGAACTAACAGCTGATGGTAAACCAAAAATGCAAGGTAGAGATTATGCTACAGCATTGGGAGAATTATCATTTCAGTTCTTACATTATCCTATGTCCTTTTTAAATTTACAATCTAAAATTGCTAAAGGAGCTTATGATGCAGCCTTGTCAGGTCAATGGGATGCTCCAGAATTAAAACAATCTCTTAGATTTGCTGGTATATATGGAGCTGTACAGGCTCTATCAATAACTACCAATCTTGATATAACTAACTTGCTTGAAAATGATACGGTAAGAAGGCTGCAAGATTTTGCTGATTATATGACTGGTGATGAAGAAGATTTAAAGAATAAGCGTGGAATGATAAATGATTTTACTGGCCCTATAGTAGGGGACATGCTTTATGGATTAAATATGTTCCAATTATATAAGATGCCTGATAATGAGTGGGCTAAAATGCTAACTGGATATCAAGATTTCTATGGAGAAGGGGATGTTCCCCAATGGGATTGGTTAGGAGTTGACCCTAAAAAGAAACTTGATACATCAGAAAAACGTAATATGTGGAATAGACTGAGCATACAGCTTTCAAGAATTATAACTAAAGATTGGCCTGCTATCAAGGATGGAAGGGGAATGGATTTATTAAGACATGAATTAGGATTGTATCCTAGATCACATTTGAAAGAGAAGCGCAAGATTATTAATAAGTATTCAAAAGAATATTTAGGATTTAAACCTTTTAATATAGGTAAGAAAGATAAGAAGGGTGAAGATAATCTTAGAAAATTAGCTCTTGAATTAAGAAAATAGGGCCTAGTTATAAACCAGGCCCCGTTTATTAGATATGAAGAGCTATACCAGTAGTAATTTTAAATATAGGTTTTTTAATTCCTATTGCTAATCCGAATCGTGTACCATATTTCATAAAATCAATGGATAAATGTATACCAATAATTGTTATTAATAATGTATATGTACTTATTGAATTTATATTAGTAAAGCTGATACCAATAATAGAATGTTCTCCTAACTTAAAAATTTGTTCCACTATCTTTCCTCCGGCATTCTAGTTACAAATTGATATTCTAACCAATCTTCAAGTCTAAGGATTACTAATGTTTCACCTCTATCTTGTTTACATATCACAGCATCTACATGTTCTGATGGTTGTAGGAATGAGGCAAGTTTTTTTCTACATTTGGCCTGTATTTTAATCTCAGGCTCTTTACCTATAACTAGGTCAACCTCCTCATGCATACCTAGGGAAGCACCATTACTACCCCATGCTCTTTTTGCTGATAATCCAGACTGGATTGCTCTATTTACTATTTCTCTTTCAAACCGATTGCCTTTTGCTTTGCTTGGACTTGGCATGTGGGAACTCCTTTTTTAAGAATTGTTTATATCTTTCCATTGCAGCATCTGCACCATCAGTTATATTTTCAAATCGTATTTCAGCTGTCATAGGTCTGATTCTGACTTCTTTACTTTTTGCTATTTGAGATTCTAACTCTTCTATTCTATTCATAAGTTCATGATTTTGATCAGATAGAGTGGTAATCTTTTCTAATGCTATTTCAAAATTTAGCTTGAGTGAATCACCATCCATCATAGACCCATTCTTCCCATTACTCTTTTAATATCTTGACGTAATGATTCCATAGCTAGTTCTAACTCATTAATTCTGTCGCTTACTTTTACAAGTTCATTTCCAATAAACTTAACATCATTTTCTTTTGGCTTTACCTTTTTAGGCGGTAATGGATTCTCTATTACAATAGGCTCCACTGTACTTTTATCTTTTTCTACTGACTTTTTAGCCATTGTTTTGTCCTTTCATCTATTATATTTTCTAGTTTCTTACGTTTACCATTTTCTCTAATGGCACATTTTTTACAAATCCTATACTCTTTATAGGGATGTTTAGGGAGTATAGCAAAGTTACCCCAGATATACATTTCTTGTATCTTTGTGATGCGGCACATATGACACTGAAAATAATCTTTAGGTAGCTTTGCATTTACTCCATACATAATATTTGGTGCTAATTGGTTAGAGGAAAGCACCAGAACCTACTTTAATGTAAACATTAGCCCCTCATCCCGCTATCAGGATGTTAACCGTGTGTGTTTATAGTCTAACATATAATAGGACGCTAGCATTATTACAGCAATAACCTATCAGGGATGCCCAGCAATTTTGATTGATTTTGTGTCTTGGGCGTAATTCTACGACCTCAACAATCTCAAAACTCATCGGTGTGTTTACAATTCCATCTTCATCGAAATCAAATAGCAATTCATCTCTTAAATACAATTACTTACCCCACTGTTTACGTTGAACTATTAAAGCCATAACAGCATAGTTTGCTATATCTATTAATGTATCTTCAACACTTTCATTTGCAGGCTCTCTATTATTAAAGGTTAAATTAAGCAATCTTTGGACTTTATCGTTCATTCGCACAGAAAGGCCTGTTAAAGAGCGTCTTACCTTACTGTCAGTATCTACTACTTCAGCGCCCATTCCTACGTTTGTAGGGCCATAATCAGCCTGTTTACGTAAAAAGAGCTGAAACATTTCAGATTGTATATCTTCAAATTCTTTACAAGTATCTGGGTATCTATTTTCTATCTTCATTATTATTCTTCCTTCCTATTATTGGTATATAAGAGCGTAGAATTGTTTCAAGAATCTTAATTTTCTTTTTCAGCTCTACATTTTCTCTCAATACTCTTTTCAATATTTCTTGTAATTGTTTCATAAGGGGGCAGCTAAGAGGTTAGTGTGGATACACTATGCTTTCATCATTTATCAACCGTTAAGATACATATTTTATGCATAAGAAGCGTACCCCCTTATAATTCATTAAGCTACAGCTTTACAAAGACCATCTACAATTATTTGATTTTGATTGTAAGATGTTATCGTTGGATTTTCTTTATGCCATAATATATCTGTACTAGCATTAAGAAGTTGCCATCCTGTATTTCTATTAGTATCCCTAACAGAATAATTCTTTCTATCAGGGCCAGTAAAGCGATCTATGATTTGTCCCCATAGACCAACAGGAATATCATTAAGATGATTATGCCTAATATCTCCAAGCTTATTAATATCAACATCATATGTATTAAGCTTTCTTAGATTAGATATAAAATCTTCTATTTTAACACTACCATTAGCTATAGCATTTACATTTGTTACTACTTGCTCTAGATTTTCATCCCAATTCTCAGATGTTGGTTCATGTTTAAATTTATATGTATTGAAATGATCTTTACTCATCATTCCATTTGTACATAATAATCTAAATAGCATTAATGAATAACCGAAAGATTTACTTCCATCGTAGCTATTCCAGAATTGCATTCCTAAAGCTACATCATCTCCTTTTTCAATTTCTCCTACTACTTTTGGAGAACTCATAGAATATACATATTGTTTTCCATTAAAGAAAGTTTTATCATGTATAAATTCTACATTACATTCTTTAGCTACTTGTTTAGCAGCTTGTTTTACTTCTTCATTAGGTAATAACATATAATTATTACTAACTACTCCACATTCTTTCCATTCATCTACCATCGCTGGACTTGGATGATTCATCTGTACAGAAAATGCAGAAGATTGTACACCATTATAATCTAATGGTACTTTTCTTATTGGTAAATAAGGGTTCATGGGGTCTCCTTTTCTTTTTTTAGTTTTTTTAATTCTTCATTTATGATAGCTAATGATTCTATTACTTGCGATCTAAAAGCATTCATACCATCTTTCCAATCTGCTTCTTCAGTTATTCTATCTATTAAGCTCATTTAATTTTCTCCCTAAATATAGCTTTAGCACCTTTAGGATCAGTCTGTATCACTACCCGCTTTTTAGTTAGCTTAGAAAGACGTTCTTTCTCTATCATTAGCCACTCACGAGTAGTGATATATGTACCTTTGTACCAAGTATTATCATCAGGATTTAGCCATTTAGTAATCTGTATCATTTTCATCCTATGGTTGCTCCATTTACATTCAATTCTAAATTCAATCCTTCTTTCTCTCTATTAGCTGTACACTGGATCTTTAAATACTTGATCAAGTTGTTTTCATCCTTATAAGGAGTAAGAGAAAGGACTTTATTAGCATTGTAACCAATACGAAATGATCCTTTTGCTGAAGTTATATCCATACCTTCATGAAATGCTTGCTTTGTTATTTCAGATACTGCAAATACTACTACATTATTTTGAATTGCAAGTTCCATTAAAGCTTGAGATACTTCTTCAACCTTCATGTTATTATCATGCTTTTGAGATCTAAATAAACCCATGTGATCTACAACAATTACTTCAGGTTTATATGGTAGCATCATAATACGCTTATTTAATTCATGAGCATAACAACTATTATAATCTATTGTAAGCCATCCAAAATCTTGAGAAATACCATTAGCATATTGTTTATAATGTGCTTTCAAGTCTTCTTCTGACCAACCTTTTTCCATCATTACAAATCTCATCCACATCTGTCTTGGCGACATCTCCATTTCTATAAAGTATGTTGGACGTTTGAGTTTATTAACCCAATTCTGTAATAACATAGTCTTCATAGATTTAGGTGGAGCTTGTAATATAACAACTTCACCTGGATATATAGGAAAAGATTGACCATAGAATTTACCTATATCTATAGGATCATCATCTCTTGTAAGGAACTCAATAAGTTCTTTTTCCATGGATTTAGCATCCATAAGATTTTGTGACTTTTTAGATTTATATAGTCTACATGTTGATTGACAATGATTATCCATATGAATATCGGTACATCCATAGTTGTAACCATTACCATTATGACCTTCATAACAATCAGTAACTATCTTATCCATTTCTGCTTTAGTAAAAGGATGTTTAGATAAGTCTACTCTTTGTCTCCAGTCTTCCATAATAAGACGAACAACATGTTCAGGATATCTCCATCTCAAATAACCTGCAACTCTTAAAGCTATTTGATGTCTTGATCCCTGTGCTGTACCAGCCATCATTGTTTGTATACATGGATACCAGATAGGATCTGGATTTCTACCAAGTGTTACTTCTTCAAATGTTTTATCACTTGCTATAGTTTTACGTTTCAATACATCAAATACAGGTTCACATTCTAATGTAGTCCATTTATATGTACTACGTTGAGATTTTGCTAACTCTTGTATCTTAGTTATAGAATTGTGTAATTCACTATGTGATAAAGGTATTTTATAAAGCTTAGATTTACTATTTAAGGTATTAACTATTCTAATTAATCTTGTTTTATCAGATACAGAAACATCTGCATACTCATATATTCCTCTAGCTTGTAATTCATCTTTTACTTTAAGATGTAAATCAGGTGCAGGTTTCCATCTAAATGCAGAGCCTGGGATTCCTATATGAAATCCAGTTCCTGAGAAATAGAGTTGATAAGGTATACATAAATCATCTAATAAAATTGTTAAGCCTATAGCTTTTTGTCTAGCTTTATCTGGATTTTCACCATCAACATCAAGAAGAAATTCATCTGGCATGTATAGCATTCCATCATAGGATGCAAGCGTTTTCTTTTCTTTAACATAGTCAACAACGTGACCATCGTAATCCCATAGGGACATGAAAGTATCTTGCGCCATACCTATCCACTTCTCAACATCTTGAACATCACCAAAATGATGTCTATTGGACAATCCAAATGCATATTCTTTTATCATAGGGTCTCCTTAAATTACATTATCACCTATACATTGTTGTTGCATAGGTTCTTCATCAATTAATTCATCATATAATTCTTGCATTCTATTGGAAAACTCTATTTGTGCAGCTCTACATTTTAGATGATGTCCATACTGTGTTTCATACCATAATTTTACTATATTTTGAATATCTATACTCATATAGCATACTTCCAACAATAATTAGTTTTTCCATAATTACCTTTTCTTTTTACAGAAGTCTTTTCTAAAGCTTCTCTTTCTGTCAAGGTATTAATAGCTCTCCTAATAGAAGTTATGGGGTATGTTTTATCGTATTCTTTATTTAAAATATCTTGTATCTCAAATGGTGTGAATACTACTTCTTTATTCCTGGCAAATATCAATAGAACAAGATCATCTTGCTTTATACTTTTTGCCCAGGATTTTGTGAGATTTGTACCTATCTCTGAGGTTGTATTATAATATGTCATGATTTCTCTCCTAAAAATTCTTTAGATTTTTTTACTAAGATTTTTTCAGCTTCGCTTAGATCACTATCCATATATTGTACCCACATTTTCAATAATTCAGTAGCATATTCAAGTCTATTTATAGCTTTATATAATTCATTTGCTATATCTGTTGGTACTTTTTTTGCCATTATATCTCCAAATTTTGAATTAAGGGAGGCTTTGGCCTCGATTCCTCTACCTCCCTATCATCGTTATTCGTAACAATGTTTAGAAAGGAATTTCTTCACTATTAGTACTAGTTGATGTTGTCTCAATAGTAGTTGTAGTAAATTCACTTACGTTAGTAGTACCTTCTAACATCTTTTTCAAGTTTTTCTCTATACCAAATTGAATAGATGAAACTTGATCTGCGGTATATGAAATATGTTCTCCTTCTTGCTCAACAGGAGCAATACTATCGAAGAGACGAGTATAACCTTCACCAGTTTTTTGTTCTTTATAAAACAAAACATTTATTCTCTTACCAACTAGACCAGAAGCTTCATCATCATACTGAATAACTGGTTTATTGCCAGTGGGATCTTTAAGGACACCTATTATTCCAGCATTTGCATGCTTAAATAAGTTGGCTACTTTAAATTCTTCATTGGTTGTTTTATTAAAGACTTCATACACACGAAGATTCATATTGTCAGGATATCCTTCAAAATTGATATCAACATATTTTTTATCACCTTTAGGAGACTTGTAAGTTCCATATTTAGCATTACTTATTGTAAGTTCATGCCAACCTTCATTGAATTTACCATTACCACCATTAGCGGACATTGTTTTTACTGCCATTATTTATCTCCTTGTTTAGTATTTAACCAGTTTTCTACTTCTGATGTTTTGAATAACAGTTTTCCTGTTGCATCAGAACATTTAAGACTACCATTTTTAACTTTTCTGCGAATTGTAGATCGAGATAAACTTGTCATTTCAGATAGTTCTTTTATATCCATCCACCTTTCAATAGAGTTTCTATTATTTACATGATTTAAGATTTCATCTAATTTTTGTAAAATTATTTGCATTATCTTACTCCTTTATTATTAAGTTTAGCTTGTTGTTGTTCAGCATGTATTTGACTCATACCTTTTCCAGAAGCAGCATTGCCATCATCATCATATTGAGATATTCCACATATAGCAGATAACCCATACCTACGTCCATATGTTATTGTACTTCCAATTGATTGAGCAGTTGCTTTCTCTACAGGCATCTTTAGTTTTGACTTTACCCACTGTCCTGAAGAATGTAATAACATTGTAGTTATATAAAATTCACCAGGTTTACCATCATTTCCTTGGATTACAGATAATCCGTATTTAGTTAGAAATGGAAAAGAAGATTCAATAACAGTATGAAGATCTGCATATCCAGAATTAAAGAATGGATTTGTTGATTTCTTTTCAGCACCTTTAATTTCAGCTTGAGCTTTTGCTAATGCTGTTGCAAGCTTATCTATATTATCTGATTTCCAGATTTCAGATGTATTTGTATGGGGGTCAGTATTCCCATTAGGAATATTATCTTCCATTAAAACCTCCTTAAGTTCTTGTTTTTATTGGGTTTGGTTTCTCAGTTGTTTACGTTTAATGAGTTCAAGCATTCTATTTTTAATCAATGTTATAAACTTATGAGAACGTGACTCATTTAACGAGCGTAAATATAATTCTAAATAAGATTTAATAACGATATCTTCTAAACTTGATTCACTAACCATTGGTAAATATAATGTGTTCTATATCACATTTGCAAGATTAAAATGGGGGAAGTTCGTCAAGGATTGACATTTGACTTATTCCCCCACGTTCCTCCACTAGCTAAAAGTTAGTGGTTCTAGGCTTTGCAGTTTATCAGAAATAGCTATAATTTCTTCAAATGTATATATAAAATCATGCATTTTTATTTCATTATTTTCTGAATTTATTTCAACAGAAGCTTTATTTCTTGTTGCGATAACACCATTTGTATTATTACATACAGTAAATGTTTCTTCAACTTTCATTTAAGATCTCCTTTATTTCAAGTTTTAAATCAGGAGCATTTCTTAGATGTTCATTAGCCATAATGATCTCTCTAACATGATCTTCATCTTCAGCATTTACTTTTATTGGATAAGAAAGCCATACATCGAATGTTTTCATTGTTTATTTCTCCATGTTTTAGTTAGTTTTACTATTTTATCACCTTTTAAATAGGGTTTACCATTAGTAATCTCTTCTAATTGCTTTATTTTTTCACGTTGTATTTTAAGAGATTCTATAATGCTTTCAATAGTCTGCATTAGAGTTTCTTTTTCCATCTATTTAAGTATTATTGGTTTAATGTAATCATTGCCTTCTGGATGCTGATTACGCCAATTATTTCCATCCATAATAGATAAATCATCATCTCTCCATGCTAAAGCTGCTTTTACTGTAGCTTCTTTTAATCCACTACCCCACTTACTTACCTGTACATTAGGAATACCTTCAAAATGACTTTCACCTGTAGAAGGATTGATCATTTCAAGATATAACCCTTTATATGATCCATCAAATCCAGGACTATTATCAGAAAAATCAGGAATAGTTACATCAAGCAACTTATAAAGACGTCCATCAATAGTGTCTTGATCTACAACTTGATGATCTAATATACCAACTATAGCATTCATACCATAATGTTCTATTATATTACTTCTAAGAGTTGCATTACGATGTCTAAATACATCATCCATTGGTATCATATCCCAATCAATATTTTCTGTGCCTTTTCCAGGTTCTCCTCTCCATCCTCTTGCTACTTCAGTATCTCCACCAGCATTTCTGTATCTATTAAGAGCTTTAGTATTTTCACGATTAGCTATATAGTTACGTTTACGTTGAGCTTTATCTTGATTTTTGGCAGTATTATACTCATTTTTAGCTTCTCTTGTTGGTTTATTTACTAATAATCCAGTTTTAAGATTAATTTTCATACCAAGCCAAGGAGTAAATTCATTACCATCATGAGTTTTTACAAAATAAGCTGATCTACAATACCTTATACTATAGATTTTATCTTTTCCTTTTTCTGCTCCATAAGGACAAACTCCTTGCCTCATAAGTTGTTTGAAAATTTCACCTGCAGCACCTTTCCAGCCCCATTTTTTACCATTCATTATTTTAAGGGTATAATCCTTATTAAGAGTAGCTATATGACTGCCTAGATCTGTATCATGGCCATATTGATTCCAAATTGAATAAATATCAACATTATTTTTATTTCTTTTTATAAATATATATATTGAATATCTATCACCAGTTTCACCTTTAAAAAACACATTATTATTAATATTACCGTGTTTTATTAACCATTCTACTTTAGCATTATTTATAACACTACAATGAGTATATTCATCAAATTTAATCTGCGACATATTGAGCTCTCCTTGTTATATGGTTAAATTCTCTAACTATTTTTACTACATAATTTCCTGGTGGTATTGTTACAGGATCATGCTCTTCATGAATTATTGTAGCAGGCTTATTAATAACTTGAAAAGACTTAGGAACATCTACGCCAGGTTTTTGATTATATCCCATGTGAAGAGTAACACCTGCATCTTTAAGCATTTCTGACATTTCAATTCTATGTGTGTGTCCAGTTACTTCTCCAAATGCCAATATAGCATTAGCAGTTTGTTGACCATTATAACTAACTGTTTGATAAAGATTTTTATCACTTTTTTCACCATTTGAATATTTTTCAAAATCATCATCATTCAATTTATACATAACAACATCACCTTGTTGATACTTCTTATATTCAATTTTAGTTTCTTTTTTTAATTTTGGCATTTGATTTATTACTCCTTATTATTTTAATTGGCGGTTTACCTTCTCTTTCAAGAAGCTCTTCTTTGCGACATTGTGTCCAAAACTCTTCTTCTGCATGACCATTGTATAGTTCTGGATGTAATCTCATGTCTTCTTCTAACATTTTCTTAACTTTTCCCATCTTCTACTCCTATAGTTTTAGCTTCAGCATCGTTATCTATTAATGCTATTGTACCACATTTAGCACAATATGGTGTATTATTTAGCTTAACAGTTGCTATTTTATCACAATCTATACAATGATTAGGCATTGGTGTCATATTATCTCCTTTACCAGTTTCCTACAGCTTTAGCATTTTCTTCTAACCATTTATTACCTGCACAATAAGCTCTTATAGCTGCTCGTGGATCTCTAGTTTGCTTGTATATTTTATCATGGTTTTTCATTCTTTGGGAAAGATCTATATCTTTTTTCATATAATTTAACCCCTATTTAATGCCAGATATTCTGCCATACAACCGTTAATAATAATTGAGCTATACAATACCAGACAGTTAGACAAAATAGTCCTAAATTCAATAATACTGCATATCTTTTTACATCTGTTTCCATTATTGATCTCCTTTTTTATTTAAATTAATTTCCATTTCTTACCTTTTTCTTTTAAGATAATCTTTTCTGGTATAGGTAGAAAACCACCTAATTGTAGATATCTTCCCTCTATCACAGATATTAGATCTTCTGTAATAGTAGCACCTGATATTTCACTGATTTTACCAATATTATTATAATAATATACTAGTTGTTCTTGATAACCTTTCTTAATCTCAGATGTATTAACATAAGTATTGTCCACTATCTATCCTTTCATTTTATATTATAAGAGAGAAGAGAAACGCTTCGTGTCTCGGTATCCACGTTATCCGACTCTCTTCTACATGCTAATCTCTTAGAGAGATCCTTTTTGTCTGCTTACTCAAGGTGAAGCGTAACCTAGTTTAAAGTAAGAACTTTATCAGCACTAACTACTTTAGATGCTACTTTAGTATTCATTTTATGAATCTCTACTTGTAATTTCATTCTACTAAGTTCAGCACCATATATTTTACCAACAACACCAGCTTCTTTAGTTGTATATCTACCATCTTGTCGGATAATAGATTTTAATACACCACGTACATCATTAGCCATTTCACTTACATTATTATAAGATGTAATCGCAGTAGTTTTTCCAGTTTTACGAGTTTTGGTTGTTTTTGTCATTATTGATCTCCTTTTATTGTTCGTAGTATTCTTTTGAGTTTAAGATTTATTCTCCAAGCTTCTATAAGTTCATCATTTATATCACTAGACTTAAGATGTTTATTTTTTTTAGTCATTAATGATCTAATATACATATCAGAGCATTTATCACGATGACGTTTAGAAGTCGCTTTAGATCTTTCTTTGTAAATAGGAGTTTTTGATCTTCTTTGGGCTGCTTTAGTATACGAACGATTATTTTTTCTTGCAATATTAACACGTGTATTATCACAAAGTTTACATAGGTATCTATAACCACCTAAAGTATTAACTTTGCCATCATAACGTCTATAAAATGCAGAAAAAGGTTTATTTTCTTTACAAGCATTACATTTTTTAACCATTATATCTCCTTATTATCTAGTCACAAGAATTAGAACAATTCCATCTTGCAACGCCATTAATAAATACAAATCCATAGAAACCATAACCAGCAGGATGATACCCAACTCTCTCTTGGAGTTTCATAGCACCATCCTCGGTTATGTCACCAACATATTTAAAATATATGCTGCCGGGATGTGTATAGTCTTTATTATAAGATAGTTTCCGCTCCATAGCTCTCCCTTATATCTTCCTCTGCTATTTGTTTAGCATATTCTTCTTCAACTTGTTCAGAAATAAACAAGCTTTCTAGAGTTACGTGTTGGTGATTCATTGTTTTTCTCCTTATGTTGGTATTATAATATCATTATTAAATTTGTGGGCTATCCTCGCACGTTGTTTTAATATAGCGAGTACTCTCTAAATATAAGAGAGAGGAAAGGTCTTCAACACCGTTGATGTGACAGAGCTAGATCGTTACCTAGGCTATACGCTTATTCATAGGCTATCACAACCCCAATTCAAACCTTTGGAGACTCTCTCTTAATTATAATCTTCATTTACTTACGAAGATGTTTCTTCCATTTATAAAAGGATACTTCATCAGTTATTTTATGATATAATGATAATATCCCAAATCTTACAATATTCAGAATTAGCCAAATAGCATATAGTGTACCAGTTGTAAATATTGTATACATTAATATGTCAATAGTATTCATTAGATCTCCTTTTGTTATGATAATAAGATAGCGTCATGATTTGCACATGATCTATAATAATTATTAGACAACTTCCAGTGTTCAGCAGATGTTAACCTATCTATATTGTTACTTACCTGTTATCAAACTAGTATTCTCATTATAGAGCTATACTAAGACTATCTTAAATTAAGTGAGAGAGTAGCCTTCAACACCGTTGATCAGCACCCGGTACTCTTTTCCCCTGTCTGAACCCCAATTCAAGCCTTTTGTAACTCTCTCAAAGGTAACGATCTATGGATTTGCACCATACTTTAAGAATGGACAGGCCATCTCAACTTTACTCGAGTTAGTGAGAATTAAATCCCCCAAACAGCTCGCGTCAATGT